TTAGGGACGCTTTCCGGTCGGGATTGCGAGACGTACACCACTCACGGGCGTCTGCCGATCCTTGATGTAGATCTCGGTGGTCTTCACGTCGGAGTGGGCGGCGGCCACCATGATCTCGCTGATGTCATAGCCGGCTTTCTTGGCGTCGGTGAGGGCCTTGGCACGAATGTCCTTGACCGTGTAGCCGTCCAGTTCGGCGCGCTCGCAGGCTCGATCCCAGGCGCTGCGGGCACCGGTGGCACCATAGGGCTTGCCGAGGAGGGTGTGGATGACGTACACGCCCTTGATCTTCCCAATCCCCTTGACGCGCTCTAGGACCGCGGCGATCTCGGGCGTGATGGGCCAGTCCACGGCCACGCCGCTGCTCTTGATCGTCTTGGTTGGCTTGAAGTGGATGACGCCAGCCTCCTGGTCGACCCAGCTGCAATTGCCAGGCGCGGCCGGGTCCGGCCGCCAGCGGAGCTCACGGATGTCGGTGGAGCGCTGGGCCGTCAGGTAGCACAGATCGACGAAGCACTGCATCATCTCGCCGCCCGGCAGCTTGTGTCCGTTCTTGTCGCGCAGCATATGGCCACGGATCGCCGCGAACTCATCGTCCGTGATGTAGGCGGTGCGCGCGGCCGGCTTCTTCAGCTTGACGTCGCGACACGGGTTCGTCTTGGCATGCCGCTCCTGAATGGCCCATTGGAAGAAGCCAGACAGGAAGGCGCGCATCACCCGCTGCATGTGCAGCTTGTTCTTATACTTGGTGGTCAGAAACTTGCCGACGTGGGCGGCATCGACCTGGTTGGCGTTGAGGTTCCGGAATGGCGGCTTGACGTAGTCGCCGTACTTCGGCCAGGCCTTTTCCTTGTGCTCGGCCTTATGGGCCTCCACATACTCGGCTACCAGCCGCGGCATGTTGCCGGTGCCCTCGACCGCGGCGAGCTTTGCTTTCTCCTCCCGCAGCCGCTCCAGCAGCTTAGATTCGCCCTCGGAAACTCGGCAGAGGCGGATCCACTTTCCCCCGCGCGCACAAAATACCAGCTGCCGTCGCTCTCATAGACGCGCCGCATCCACTCCGGCACTTCCCGCCGCGCCTTGCATTCATACTGACCTCACAGACATAGTTCAGGGCGGTCCTGCTCGGACTCGAGCACGCCGCACCTCTTTTTTGGAGCGCGTTGAAGGCTTCCCAAGTCAGGATGAGGCGTCCGCAATGACGGCGGGCGGGCTCGAAGCCGAAAACGCGCTGAAACCAAGCAGCCTGCGAATTGTGCCTTTTAAGCCCCGTGATTTCGATCATTTGCGATTCGGTGATCAGGCCTTGGCTCATCGCGTCACCCCGCGCCAGACGTAGTCGCCCTTGTCCTCCCGCATGGCCGGCTCGTCCGCGGCGCAGGGGCATTCATAGCCGGACAGCTTGTCGGCGACCGGCCGCCAGAAATTCCGGACCAAGCCGTGCGGCACATGGTTGTCTTCTCTGGCATCGATCAGGTCGAACTGCGCCAGGCACCAAAGCGCTTCAGCACTGGTGGCGCGCTGGGTGCCGCCCCGGCCGCTGTTCTTGCTGATGCTCAGGTGGTACTCGGGGCCCAGCTCGACGCCATTCTCCGGGGCGGCGACTTCCACCGCGCTGAATGTCGCGATGCCGGTTTCCGGGTGCACCCATGCCTCGCAGGCGAAGCCCATGGCGGCGGCGCGCATGATAGCCTCGATCGTCGGCCCAGTCTCGCGGATCCAGCCTGAACCGGTCGGCCGCTTGGGTTTGATGATGGAATCGGTCATGCGCGCTCCGGACTTGCTTGTTGCTGCTGCCAGTCGTTGAACGGGAATCCCACATTGGTGTGGAAGAGCCTGGCGGCGGTGGAATCGCGATCCAGCTCGCTGCGCGACTTGATCTCGCAGACGGTACGAACGACAGCGGCGGCGCGGTCGACATCTTCCAAGTCGCCAAAGTCCCGCCACTCGGCAGGGAAGCGCTCGGCGAGGAATCGGCGGAAAGTCGGGTTGCCGCACAGGATGCCGGCGGTGCGGGCGAGGGTGGGGCGGATCATGTTCATGGCTCACACCTCCTTAACGAGATGCTCATCGACCCATTTCCGCATGGCGTGCCAACGACGCTCTTCCACGGTGGCCCCGGGGATGTCGACGCGCACAGTCCTGGAATGCTCGCCCCAATCTGGGTAGTGCGGGCGCATAGGGCCGCAGATTTCTACGACAATCCACTCATAGGCATCTGTGCGCTCGTCGTTCTCATAGACGATTTCGCGAGCCATGGCAGGCGCGATGCCGAAAATCTTCGACACCTGATCTGAGTCATGCGGATCAATACTTGCCATATCCAAGCCACGGGCCTGGCCAAGGACACCTATCGTGCAGTACCCGCCATCGGCTTGCAGCTCGTCAGCAATTAGACGCTTTTCCGGCATGGCGTCCATCGCTTCGGCAAGCTCTCGCAGGAAGGCCTGGCCACGCCTACCTCTGATCGCCGAATTCACGGCGCCGCGCCAGCAGATGAGGCCCCAATTTCCCTCTCCGCCATCATCGCTATACCCGCTTCTGCTCATGCTGCCTCCTTGATCGTTTTCGATTCCTTCGCCGACCAACAGGCCATTTCCGGAACGTTCGCGCGCACCAGTGCAGCCGCCATCGGCGGACTGACGCTGTTGCCGCACATGCGCACTTGGGCGCGCTCGGTCAGCCTGCGACCGTCAACTAGCGGAGCAATTACATAGCTGGCGGGGAAGCCCTGAGCCGCATAGAGCTCGTGCGGCTTCAACATGCGCATGCCGATGTCTGCGATGTAATGAGGCTCGCCGTGAACCATGACCAGACCAAAGCGATCAACGCAGGGGATCGTGTGCATTGGCTCCCGCACCTCCACGCCGTCCTTCTCGTTTCCGTAGTACTTCTGCAAGAAGGCGTGCACTTTCACCAGATGCGACGTGGCTATGGCCGTGTCACCCTTAGACGTGATCGTCTGCATTGGCTCACCGATATCGCGCGGACGGCTCTGCCCAGCGCGGCCGCCGCAGCCGACCAATTGCGCAGCAACCAGGGCATGGTGGTCGGTGGTTGTGATCGTGCTGGCCGGTTCATCAAGCCCGACCCCGGGCCCCTCGTAGTTCCCGCCATAGTGCTTGGCGAGGAAGGCCGCAACAAGCGCATGCTTTACCCCGCCGGCGACCGCAGTGCCGAGCGGCTTGTCCAGCCCCGGAGCGCGAGGCGCCTGGCCGGGGCGCTCGCCATAGCCCGTCTGAACCAGTGTCGCGGACGCCAGCGCGAAGTGGCCGCCCTTGACCTCGGCACACTGAGTGCGCAGGGGCTCGTCGGCGCGGAATGACCGCTGGCCCGACGCGTTGGCGCATTCGGTCACGAACGGAGCAGCAGTCATGTCCGGCAACTTCACCACGAACGGATCGGCTGCGTCGATCACGTAACGCCGCAGGCCGCGTGCGATACGGCGCTGAGTGGCATCGGCCAGCGGCCGGGTACGCTCAAAGATGGAGGGGCATGGGATAGACCAGTCGATGCACTCGGCGGCCGTGCGCCATGGCTTCCGCTTCCGCGCCTTCACCGCGGCGCTGTCGGGAGCGCCGTGTGTCGGCTCGGGCCAGACGATGGGCTTGCCATCGCGGCGTGCGATGAAGAACAGTCGTTTGCGGATAGTGGGCGCGCCATAGTCGCACGCGCGCAGTTCTCGCCACTCAGCTTTGTAGCCAAGCCCATTGAGCAGTCGCTGCGCCAAGCGCCTGCCGGATCAAGGCCCAGCGCATCGCAGGCCTCAGCAACGCCGGATGGTCGGCCGCAATGCCACTAGTGAGCATTGCAACGAAACCCTGGAACGTCTCGCCCTTCCGCGCAGGGTCGGGGTGAAACTCACCTGGTGCTGTCTCCATCAGCGGGCCCCAAGTAACGAATTCCTCGACGTTCTCCAGCGTGAGGACACGCATTTCTGTCAGCAGCGCCCACCGGAGCGATACAAACGCTAGGCCTCGGATGTTCTTGTCGCGCGGCTTGCCGCCCTTGGCCTTGCTGAAGTGCTTGCAGTCGGGGCTGAACCAGCCCAGGCCAACTGGCCTGCCCTTCGTGATGGCGATCGGATCGACGTCCCACACCGACTCGCAGTGGTGCTCGGTCTGCGGGTGGTTCATGGCGTGCATGGCCACCGCCTCGGGGTCGTGGTTGATGGCGATGTCGACGTGACGGCCGAGCGCGAGCTCGATGCCAGTGCTGGCGCCGCCGCCCCCAGCGAAGTTGTCAATGATGATTTCGGGCGCAATGTCGAGCAGGAACTGGTCACGAATCATGTTGGCTTGCTTTTCTTTTTCGTTGGGTTTGTCAGAACCAAGCCGCTGCCGGGTCGCGGCGGATCAGCTTGCCGGCCCTCTCTGCATACTTGAGGCGATCGCTGGCATTACGCTTGTCCAGATATTCCGGCCGATTTGCCTTGAGGTGACGCCAGCGCTTGCGGGCTCGCTCCGCACCCGTCATCGCGCGTGGGCGCTGCACGTCCTTGCCTGGGCCGAGTGCCCATAGGCGTGGGGCGGGACCAGTCCCAGTCTTGGGGCCGTAGTCGCCAACGTGCAGGCAGGCGGGGTAGTGAACGCGGATCTCTTGGGCGATGTAGCGCCGGCTGAGGCCGGACTCCTCCGCCAGCTGCTTGTCTGAGAGCATGCGGCCGCCGCTGAGCAGACGCTGGATAGTTCGCCAGGTGATGGAGTTGCCTGCCACCGGACCGCAGCCACGCTGACCGAGGCCAAGATCAAGCGCCTTTGCGATGATTGACTGGTGCGAGCGGCCGGGGAGCAAATGCACCCACTGCCGGATCGGCATCCCGTTCTTCCACTCCCGCTTGAGGGTCCCGATTTCAGTGTCAGACCACCGCTTCTGACCAGCGCGCGATCATATCAGCCTCGTTGCGAAGAAAAGAGCGGCGCGCCCCAGGGTCCATCGACGCGCCGCAAGGGGTTAGTCAGGGCGACGCTGGGCGGCTTCGCGGCCTTTCGGTGCGTCGATCCACCACTTCGCGGGCTTGCCCGCCGGGCCGTACTCAAAGGGAGTGAAGACTTGGCCAAGTTGCCCCTTGTTGCGAAGGAAGCCCCATGACTTGACGTCCTTGGCCGGCACAATAAAAAGCGTCCAGACTTCGGAGGGCGTGCAGAAATCGAAGACGTCCGTGGCTTCGTTCTCCGGGAACAGAACCACCCGGTGGAAGGTGTCGCCGGTAAGGAAGTTGAGCCAGCGCACCGGGCGCAGGCCGCCGTACTGGCGGGTCGCCTCGTAGTACCAGCCGAGCAGGACCAGAGAGAGCGCCCAGCGCCATGGGTGGTCATGCAGGCCGCGATCTGGATCAGAGCCCACGAAGCGGTGCAGGTAGATGCGGATCCCGAACAGCGCGCAGACGAAATAGCGCTCTAGGTACGGGCGGTCGCCGTCGGAAATGATCTTCACGGGCCGGCGGGCGGAGTAGGCAAGCAGTAGGCGGCGGATCATACGAAATGCCTCCCGTGCAGTTCGTCGAGTTTGTCGACCTGGGCGCCGGTGAGTCCGGTGACCTGGCCGGCGGCCGCCTGTTCGGCGAGCTTTCGAACAAAGCCCTGCTCCCACTCGCTAAGGTCGCGAGTACCAAGCAGGCTTTCCAGGCGCTTGATCATGGTGGTGGTGCTGACCAGCTTCATTGCGAGTCCCCTCTGCAATTCGCTTGATGAATCGGTAGTTGGTATAGACGCCGAGTGCGATAGCGCCGAGGAAGGCGACCGCCATGACGATCGCTCCTGCCAGTCCAGCCATGATCAGTCGCCCCGGCCTGGGTAGTAGGTGCTGATCGAGTGCTCGTCGCCGTCGATGACGAGTTCGGTGCCGGCCGCGTGGAGCTGGAACAGCGTGCGCTCGAATCGGTAGAATTTGCCGACAAAGAGCTTGTTGCCGACCTCGCTGCCGTCCATCTTGAGCGCGCTGATCTTGCCGCCCTTCTCGCCCACGAGGAACCGGATCTTGCACTCGTACTTGTCGGTGCCTTCGTCCGGGTCGAGGTAGACCCAGCGGGAGCCGTATTGCGAGGTCTCGACGATCAGCGTGATGCGATCGGTGTCGTCGCATGAGCACGAGTGGCGCGCGTTCTCGACACAATGCTCGATGTACTGCTCGACCAGCGTCGACAGGTTGATGGTGGCCGGCGGCGGCTGCAGGATGTCGGTGAGGCGCGACTCGATCGAGCGCGCGAGCTCGGCGTTGATCTGCTCCTCGGCCTGTTTGCGCACGATCTTGAGAATCATGTCGCCATAGCCGGGCAGGCCGAGATTGCTGAAATCGACCTTGAGCGCGTCTTTGACGGCGGCCTCGAGCTGCTTGCCGAAGTCGGAGTATTCGCGGAGCTGGGATTTGATCTCGGCCTGAATCGTATTGGTGAGCTGGGCCTCGATCGCCTTCTCGATGGTGTCGGAGGCGATGATGCGCTGCAGGGCGGTATTGACGGCGTTGGTGAGTTCTTGCATTGCTGTCCCCTGAAAGGGTTGTGAATACTGGCGTAAAGGGGTTAGGCTGCTTCGGCCAACGAGAAGAGCGCCGGTTGTTCGTCGTCGCATTCCACTAGGTGGCCCTCAATGTCCGACATGACGTGAACACCATCGAATCGGACCCACTGGACGCGCGTTTCGCCGTTCGGGCCAGCCCCGCGGAATAGCCGTACCGGCTGCGCGGGGATGACTCCGCGGCCTTCGTCGTAAGCCGGATCTTCCTTGGTCAGGGGGATGCCCGCTGCCTTCATGTAGGCGATTTCCAACTCATCCAGCTTGGCGATGTCGCCTTTGCGAGCGGCACGGGCCGCTTGGCGCTTGATGTCTTCGATGTTCATGGTGGAACTCCGGTTATGCACGAAGGGGGGCCAGCACACCGCGCCAGCTACCGTCTTGAAGAAGGCAGGCGCCGCTCTTCTCGCCAGCCCAGGAAAGGGACACCTGCTCGGTCTTCACCTGGCCAAGCAGGCGGAGCAGCTGGGTGCCATCGAATGAACCCTCTAGGTGCGACTCATAGCCGCGCCCCTTGAGCTCAATGTCGCGTCGACAGCCTGTACCGTGTCGGAAATGGTGATGGCGCAGAGATCGCCGTCCTGCTCGAAGCGGATGACCCCGTTGTTATCGAAGACCTTGTGCAGCGGGCAAACCTTGAGCAAGTCATCGCGCGAGAACGTGACGAACTGGTCGGGAACGGGAAATAGGCGGCGCCAATCGAAGTACTTTGCCGGCGGCCGGTTGCAGATCACCCGGACGCCGCGCGGCTTCCAACCACATGGTTCTCGTAGATCTGGAAATGCTCCGCACCAACGGCGCCGAGCAACGACGCGCCTTCCGAGGTGATGGTCACACCGAACTTCTCGCACTCGATGGGGAGGCAGTTCGCTGCCAGCATGAAGCCATCGCAGCCGACAACGTGGATGGATGCGCCATCCGACTCGACCCAAAGGTTGCGGAGGAACGGCTTATCGTGAACCTTCTGGCCAGCGATAGCGAACGCAACGGAGGGGATAAGCGACGTCAGCCCAGGCGCGTCGAACTCTGCGATCGGCGCCCCTTCGATGTTTGGCGACGGGAAGCTGGCACCGGGAATGGTGGGAACGGTGACCCGGCAGGAACCAGCCCGGGCGATCACCTTCGCGTCCTTCTTGGAGAAGACGATGGCAGCGGCGGCCATGCCTGCGATTGCCTGGAGCTTGTCCGCTGGCACGCACACGTCCACATCGTCCGGGCCGACGCTGGCCGGCACGGTGGCGATGGCCGTGATGTAGCCATCGGAACCGGTAAGTGTGAGGGTGCCAGATTCGGCCGCGCCCTGGACGCGGATGTGGGTGAGGACCACGAGCGGAGACCTTGCGGCAGCGGCTTGCACTGTGGCCTTAAGGGCATCTGTCAGATGGTTGCCAGCGATAGAGAACATGTCACTGTCCGTTGGGTTGAGCGATTGAGGCGGCGAACTGCTCGCGCACGATCACCAGGCGGGCCAGGGCGTCTTGTGCGGCCGCCGAGTAGAAGTTTTCGCACTGCAGGACGCCGTCGATAGCGGCGACGACTTCATGGAAGCTCGGCAGGCCTGGCGGAATGGGAGCCTTGCCCACGCGGCTCGCCTTTTCGGCAAGCGCCTTGCTGTTCTCCGCGGTGCGGACGAGAAAGCCAGGGATACTCATGCTGCTTTCACCTTGATGTTGCGGGCGCCACAGAGCGCGGCACGATTGATGGCGCTGGCGTAGGCATCCCACCAGGTCGAGAACTCGCCGGTGAACGCCGGCTTGTGGTCGAGGTAGATGCAGAAGGTCATACGGACTCCCGCGGGGCAGCCGGCGCAGGGGTAGCGCTGTCAGCAGTGGTGAAGTCGACGGCGGTGGTCACTAGCACCACGGCGCACCAGACGATGGCCAGGCAGAAGCCAATCCACCAGCCGCGTACCCATTTCTCCCGGTTGCGGCTCATGACCTGGCGCCCCCGGTTGCCTTGGCAATGGCGGCGCGCAGCGCCCGCAGTGCCAGCGCCTCAGGATCCAGCGAGTCCGCGCGCCAGCGTTGGCTGGTGAAAATCGCTTCGGCTGCGATCGCGGCGGCCAGCAGCTCAGGGCCTGCAGCGAAAAGCGATTCATTGGCGTCAGCCTCTTCCAGTGATGCGGCGGCGCCAGACCAGACAGTGGCTATGCAACGGTTCTCCGTCGTCAGGATGTCGCGGCGGTCGGCGTGCCACGGCCCCAGAGTGTGCTTGGCGCTCATGCCACACCTCCAGCGCGGCGGATGACGGCCTCGCGCTCGTGGGCGCGGGTGGTGCCCTCCACGTCGACGCGTCGCGGGCGTTGCGCTCGGCCAGCACTGCCTTCTGGTTGACGGAGAGCAGGCCCAGCATGTTGCGAATGATCTGGTGGGATGCCTGCAGCTCGCGCAGCAGCTCGGCCTGCTGGTTGGCCGCAATGGCCTGGCGGACTGCGGCTTGATCGGGCGTCATGCCACACCTCGCGCCAGCAGCACATCGCGGGGCACCTGCCTGCTGACAGCCAGCATGGAGGCTTCACGGGTTGCGCAGATCACGGGCTGCTCCGCAGCGTCCGCCAAGACGTACTTGACGTTGGCGCCGACCAGCATCTGGCCGATCGCGTCGAGCATGTCGGTCAGCACCAACCCCACCCGCACCGCATAGTCGGCATCCGATTCACCGGCACGCCGGCCGCTGTTCCGCACGATGAAGAGCTTGCTGAGGTGGCGGACGGCGTCGTCGCCTTCGCAGAAGGACTCGACATTGCCGACCGCCAGCTGCGCGGCGATGGTTGCCCGGGCCTGTTGGTGGTTCATGGCTGGGCTCCTCAGTGCACGGAGATGTCGGTGCAGCCGTCGATCTCGGCGCGCACGGCGAAGGACAGTGCGTCGGTCAGCTTGTCGAATCGCGTGACGCAGCGGCAGCCGAGCAGCGTGTAGATGACGGCATAGGCAGGCAGGGCGGTGGCATGGCAGTCCCCTTAGCGAGCAACAGAGAGGGTGGCGGCCAGGGTGCGCTGGAGTTCTGCCATGGTCGGCAGGACCACCAGGCGACAGCGCCGACAACGAGCATCGTGGTGATGCAGCTGAGGAAGAGGGTGCTGGTGCGCATGGGATTTCTCCTTGGGCGCCGTCAGGTGGCGCCGTTGGAATTATGTTAGGCGCACCTAAAATTATGGTCAAGGGAAATTTTAGGCCGGACTAATACATTTAGGCGCAGGCCAACCATGCGGGCCATACACAAGGGTGGACGGCGTGGATTCGGGGTGGTGGCCCGGATGGAGACCTGGCGGCGTCGACCGGCAACCCTTGATGTGGGAAGAGAGGGGGGCGGCCGCCTGATCGGCGCGCGCAGGTGGGGGCTGGCGACTGCTGCTGAAATGGGAAATGCGCAGGAGCGCGGAGGGCGCCTAATTCTTGCCGCACCCCACGTTAGTGGGTGCTGCGAAACTGCAACGGGCTAGCAAGCAGAGTTCAGCGGGCGTTGGGGTTTGTCCTGATGGGACACTGCGCCATGCATGCGACTGTGGATCAGAGCTGCTCGATGGCGCGCTGCTCGGCGACGGTTCTAAGTAGACCTGAGGCGCCAGCTGCTTCCAGTGGGTTCGACTTGAACGCTCCGGTGAGCACGATCTCGTAATCGCGGCGGACTGTTCGCGCAACGAGGGCCAAGCCGGAGTATTCGCCGGCCACAGCCCTCCGCAGAAGCTCTTGAGCGATCTCAATTGCTTCCCTATCCACCACCAGACTTATGACCTTTCCTGGCACGGCTGACCCCACTATCTGTCGCACCCTCTAGCCTTATTTGTTTGTCTCTATGGTGAGACATTTAGGACTTCTGTGCGTCAGCAGACAGTACCACGCTTTTCAGCGTTGTAAGTGAGTCCCGAATTAATGGTATTGAGGTCAGATCTTTGTGTGTTTGACTACGCAGCGGTCTTGCCCGATTTCTTGGTCGTGTCGACCTTCCCCGCTGCCTTCTTCAGATACTCGCGTTGCTCGGCAATGTTATGCGCAAGGACGGTGCTGACATCTTCCTGGGATAGCGGGTCGGCGGCGTGCATGATCTCGTTGCGGCGCTGTGCTAGGGCTCTCAGCATTTCTTGGCGTGCATCGGGACCCATCGACTGCATTGCTGCGTCGAGTTCTTGCCAGACGTTTCTCTCGGCTTCCTTGGTTGCTCGCATTGGCCCCTCTCGGAACATGACCCATTCCGGGCGCACGTTCAGGAACTGACAGGCGCGCAGCAAGTTGTCGGCCTTGATGTCCTTGGCCGGCGAGATCGAGCGGTTCCCAGCCAGGCTGAGACGGTAGGGGCTTTCAGGCCAAGCGCCTTCGCCAGCTGGTTCGCGTTGTAGGGGCTCTCGGCCAGTGCCTTAGCCAAGCGGTGGTTCCATGTTTCCATTAGCTCAGCCTAAAGCATAACGTTTTAGGTGTACCTTGCATTTTATGTTTAGGCCGACCTAAAATAGAGCAAGGGAAACACAGGGGCTCTCGATGAACCAATTCGCCAACACAGTCATTGACCGGCTGGGAGGGACTTCCGCCGTGGCAAAGATCTGCGAGATCACGGCGCCTTCCGTGCATGGCTGGCGGGAGAACGGCATCCCCAAGGCGAGGCTCCAGTATCTCCGCCTGGCTTACCCGAACGCCTTCGAGGGCCTGTCCGATTCATCGGCCGCCGAGTGTGCGGCCAGTCGCGGCGAGCCAGAGCCGGCCGCAGCCAACGCGTAAAGACTGAAGCGACCACCGACACGAGTGGTCGCGGGTGTGACTGCCAAGAATGGCGGCGCGCCTGGGTTTGACAAGAGCCTGCGAAATCGATCAGTGGGCAACGGGTTTGGTTCACCAACGGGGACTTTGGGATGACAGACCGGGACGACGGTATGGCACGCAGCGGACGTAGCAACCTGTTCGGAAAGATGACCGCGGAGATCCCCAAGGTGAAGGTGTCCTGGGAGACACGTGACGCGTTGGAGCGCCGGGCTCAGAGGTAGGCATGTCGCTCTCCGAGTTTGTGCGCGAGCTGCTGATGGTCAGTGCCCACGGCGAGGACTTCATGAAGAGCATATACGCCGAGCGCATCAGCGTCGTGGCGAGAAAGGGGTGAGATCGGGGGTGGGAATGGGGTGCGATGTCGACCCGCGTTTTCCCTCGACCTGCATTCCTGCCGGGTTTGACTTTGGAGGGACAGTGATTCACGAGCTGACACCGCGGGAACATGTGCGCGCCGCCGGCGCCGACGCCTTCAAGCGCGGCCGGGACGCCGAAGAGAACCCGCATTTCCCTGGCACCGACGCGCACTTGGAATGGCTGTCGGGGTTCAAGGGCGAGCAGTACCGCGAAGCCAGCAAGGCTGCGTGAGAGGAGATCCGCAATGGCAAAGAATTCCGTCGACGCCTACGGCGCGGCAGGCAAGACCAACCTCCTGTTCTTCGATCCGGACGCGCTCACGCTGGTGACCGACCTGGCTTCCCCGCTGTATGACCCGCGTGTCCACCTGCCAGTCGACGAGGATCTCGCCCGCAACATCGATTACCAGGGCGTGATCGAGCCGATCCTGATCCTGAAGAACCCCGAGACTGCTGAGACCGATGTGGTCGTAGGCCGGCAACGGGTGAAGGCCGCCAGGCTTGCTAATGAATGGCGGCGGGCGAGGGGTGCCGCGCTGATCCAGGTGCCGGCGTACGTGCACAAGGGCAACCGCCGCGACGCGTTGGACGTGATCGTGAGCGAGAACGAGGTGCGGCAGGCCGATTCCCCGCTGGGCCGTGCCGAGAAGATGCGCCGGCTGATGGCCATCGGCCGCAGCGAGCAGGAAGTCGCGGTGGTGTTCGGCTGCAAGGTGCAGACCGTCCGCAGCACGCTGGCGCTGCTTGAGTGCACCGCGGCCGTCCAGAAGGCGGTCGAGTCCGGCTCCATCAACATGACGCATGCCACGCGGCTTGCCAAGCTGCAGCCTGCGGAGCAGCGCGCCAAGGTTGCCGAGCTGGTGGCCGCAGGCGACGGCACCAAGCCCCACGAGCGGGCCCGGAAACAGCGGGAGGTGCTGGGCTGCACCACGCGGCTGAAGACGCGCAAGCAGATCCTTCAAGAGCTGGACACGGCCACTGGCGAGCGCGCCCAGGCATTGCGCTGGGTGCTTGGCATGGGCCAGGCGGATGAGGAGCAGGTCGCGCGCGCGGCCTGAGGTTGCAGACATGGCCCGCATTCGCACAATCAAGCCGGATTTCTGGACCGACGAGAAGATCGTCGAGCTGCCCTTCGAGGCGCGCCTGTTCTTCATCGGTACCTGGAATTTTGCCGATGATAACGGCAACCTGCAGCGGTCAGCACGCAAGCTGAAGATGCAGATCTTCCCGGCCGATTCCATCGACTGCGAGCCTGTCATCCAGCATCTCTTGGCCCTCGGCATGCTCACTGAGTACTCAGTGAATGGCGATTCGTACCTGCACATTGTCGGTTTCGAAAGGCACCAGGTCATCAATCGCAAGTCCAAATCCGCCATCCCGCTTCCGCCCGCGCTCACTGAAAGCGAGCCTTCTGAAGCCGCCGATTCACTGAAAAATGGTGGCTCCAACCAACCCGATTCAGTGAATGGCGATGGTCAGGAAGGCCACGATTCAGTGAGCACTCACGGAGGACTCACTGAGGACTCACTGATGACTCCCGGAGAGATCATGGAGGACTCACTGACGGAAGGGAAGGGAAGGGAAAGGAAGGGAAAGGAAAGAGGTACTTCAATCGTCAGTGGTTCGCGCGCGACAGCGAGAGCGACGATTCCCAACCCGCCTACCAACGAAGGGCATTGGGCATCGCACTTCCGCGAGCGTCACGGCGTCGAGATCGACGTCTGCAGCATCCACGACCGCAAGAAGGCCTGGCCGATCTTCGCGGGCTGGGTCAACACGGGGCTGACGCTCGAGCGCGTCGACGCAGCCGTCGCCAAAGCGATCGCTGAGGCCAAGGAAACGATCGCCTTCCTGCCCGCTTACGTCGATCGCGTGATCGCATCGCAGGCGCCCACCACCACCGACACGCGAGCGCAAGAGCGCGCCGATGTCCACGCCACCCTGACCGGAAGGAAACCGAGCCATGAATGCACCGCAGACACGTTCGACGTTGAAGCCCGCGTCGTCGGCTGAGTGGCCGGCAGACGCCGTCCCTGAGTCCTGGGTGGACAGCCTGTTCGCGCTCATGTCCGGCACGTACGGCTCGAAATTCGCCGACCTGTGGCGCGGCACGGACCTCGCGGCGGTGCGCCGCCTTTGGGGAAGGAAGCTGGCGACCCTGTCGCGCGACGAGCTGCGCCGCGGCAGTGACGCGCTCATGGGCCGCCCATTTCCGCCCACCTTGCCCGAGTTCGTGGCGCTTTGCCGGCCTGGCATCAACGTCGACGCAGCCCTCTACGAGGCCACCCAGCAGCTGCGCCTGCGCGCCGAAGGCAAGGACGAGTGGAGCAACCCTGCGATTTACTGGGCAGCTGCGGGTGGGTGAGTTCGACATGTTGAACCTGTCGCATGCCGCGCTGCTGAAGCGCTTTGGTGCAGCGCTGGACACCGTGCTGGCGCAGGACCAGATACCAGCGGTACCGGCGCGCGTCGATGCCTTGCCGGCACCAGGCCGTGGCCGAGCCAGCCCGGAACGGGTCGAAGCGGCGATGCAACAGGTTCGCGCGACGAAGAAGGAGCCCGGCAACAAGCGCTGGGCAGAGCGGATTGTGGCGCGCACCAAGGCCGGGGAAAAGATCGCCCTTGGCGTGCTCAGGATGGCCCAGGCCGCGCTCGGCCTGCGGTCTGGGTGCTGAACTGCAGAGGAGGGGTGGAGATGAAAGTCATTCGCAACTTGATCGCGCGTCTACTGCGCTTGTCAGCCATGCCGGCGTCCGCTGCAGCCGCCAGTCCGCAGGTGCCGCCGAGGCGCATGCCGACCCCGGCGGCGCGGGCCTGGGCGTTCGCATCGGTACCGCGGAGCGCACACCCAGCACAGGCCACCGATGACGCCAGCGACGGCGCGTCAGCGCTCTGTGTGGCGATGCTGATGGCGTCGTGCAGCGAAGAAGGCGTATCCGCTGACGTTGGGTCATTCGGCCTGTGCGGTACCCCCACCATTTCCGATTGAGGCAGCCATGACCGTGACTGTGAGGGAACAGGTTTGCGCGGTGCTCCTCAAGGGCGAGAGCGTCATCGCGACGGAGTTTGCGAAGGTGGCGGGTTGCACTGGCGGGGCGGTGGCTGACGTCCTTGGCCGGCTCCAGGCCCTATCGCTTGTGAAGGCCAAGAAGATCAAGCGGGGCAAGTTCTACCTAAAATCTGGACGGCAACGGATTTGCCGGCGCTGGCCGCTTACCGGCCTCTCAGGCCGGGTCAGCACATCCGTTCTGGCATCGACATGGCGCCACTGATGGAGGTCTGGGGCGTGCCACTGAAGGCGCCGAAGATCCCGCTGCCGGCCGTGAGACACGTCTGCTACGACGAACCGGAGGAAGCAACGGCATGAAAACCGCAAGACAGCAACTTATCGAAGCGCTGCTGCGCGATGGGGTGGTCAGGAGCGCCCGCTTTGCCCAGATGGCCAAGGTGAGCAGGCAGCTTGTGCACACGGAGATGGTCAGGCTGGAGAAGGCGGGTGCCGTTCTTCGCCTGCGAGGGCAGTGCGTGCTGGTCAACGCCGAAGCGCTGCCGACGATCGTCGAGCGCACTGTCGTCGAGGCGCCGCCGCGGGAGGTGGGCGGCGCTGCTGAACTGCTGGCTTTCTTCGGCATCCGCCCGGCACACATCCAGCTGCCGGCCCGCCGCCACTTCCGTTCCGATCAGGTGCCGGCATGAGGGTGCTCTCGTTTCTTGGCGCCATGGCGGCCATGTTCTCTCCGTCGACCGGCGCTGCTCGCCATCCGCAACCGCAGACCCGCCAGCCGGGCCGACTCACCCAGGTCGACCACGACGCTATTGCCGCCGCCGAGGCCAAGCGCGAGCGCAAGGCCAACAAGCTCAGGAGCCAAGGGTGACCGAACTCAATCCCAACCATCCGGTAACCGCAGCCGTGCACGAGCACTGGCACAAGCTGTGTGCGCTGCTGCTGCACAAGCTCACCGACGGGCATGCCGTGCTCACCGCAAGCGATGTCGACCAACTAGTCGGGTCTGGCGCAGCCAACATCGTGATTCAGGAAACGGAGCGCGGCATTGAGCTGACGCTGGTATCGGACGAAGAGGGTGACCGCCTCGCCCGCCAACATGGAGGATTGCCGCAATGAGCCTGACCACCGATCCCAACGATCCGCGCTTGCAAGAGCACCGCACTGGTGGCCAGCAAGAGACTTACCTGGTGCTTTCCGAGGAAGAGCGCGCCAAGGGGTTTGTCCGCCCGTACCGCGACAGCTACAGGCATGTCGGCCAACAGCCGAAGCACCCGGTGCGCGACCTGACGGCCAGTGAGTTAGAGCAGTACCGTCAATTCGGCTACGTGAAGTTCGAAGCTTATCCGGAGTCAGGGAGCCCGCTAGTGGGTCGCTTCTGGACTGCCGCGCAACTCAAGGGAGGGTGCGGCACTGTTACGACCATGGGCCGCGCCTTGAGCGAGACCTACGCGCGTGACCCGAAGTTCTACGGCGGCACTTTCTGCTGCCACTGCAACGCACACTTCCCTGTGGCCGAGTTCAAGTGGGATGGAACCGACGAGGTGGTCGGATCATGAACTGCAAGACTGGCGATCTCGCTTTCATCGTGGGCGACATCTTCCCCGAAAACATTGGCCGCGTGGTGCGCGTCGTTGGCCCGGCGCGCTGGGTGCAGGATCGACCTGCCTGGCACTGCGAAGTAGAGGGTATGCCTCTCCGCATGCAGGAATTGGACCGGCCGTGGGAGGTGTCGTTGGACCGCGCCGGCGACTGCTACGACGCCGACCTGCGCCCGATAAGCGGCGTGCCTGTCCATGACGAGCAGCTCGACGAGGTGACGGCATGAGCGAAATGAAGCACGTGGGCTACCTCGTCAAAACTGAGGCGGGCGACTTCTATTTCGGCCTCGACGAAAAGGCACACGCTGAACGTCGCGCCGACGATTTCTGCAATAGCTCAACCATGGAGAAGGTCTACGTGCCGTCCCTTTCCCGCGCGGCCTCTGCGACCGCCGCGCCAGCGCCGGACCAAGCTAGCGATGAGCGTGCAGTGATCAAGTCGCTCGAAGAGCCCGTGTCGGTCGAGAAGGCGATGCTTGCTGGGCGACTGGCGCGCGCCGAGACATCGGTGCAAGGCTCAGTAGCGGTGTTCCTCGTGAACATCCAGATTGCCGGTTGGTGCGACTCCAAGGAATACGCAGAGGATTCGCCAAAGGCTTCAACCGTGCCGCCAACTGGATGCAGAGCGCCATGCTCGCCGCGCCAGCGATCCCGGTAGAGCTACGAGGCATAGCGGAAGCGATCAAGGAAGGCAATGCGCGAGGCAAAGGTTCGTGGGTAACCTGCACGGGTTGCTATGACACCGAGGATGGCCGCTCGACGCAAAAGTACGCTCACAGCGACGTTTTCGGCTGTGACCTCGGCTGCGGATGCCAAGAGTGCGGTGGCATCGGCGCGGTATGGGATGACACCGACTACGCCGAAATGGCCGAGTTCATGGCCCGCGAGGACGCCGCCCCAGCCAGCGGGGAAGCGGAGCCGGAGCCGGTGGCAACGGACCAATGCGCCCAGGATGTGTTCGAGCATGGCGAATCCATCGGCTTGTTCGATATCCCCAAGGACACGGCCAACGCGATTTGTGCCGGCATCCACGCTGTGACTGGGGCGCGAGTGGATTGGCATTATGTCGGCGGCCGCGTCCACATGAAGGCGCTCGCCGCCGCCCCCATCGCCGCCGCCCAGGAGCAAGCGCACGGATGGTGACGGACGCGATGGTCTACGCATTTCATCGCGCCACCACTGATGGGCCGCTTGGTGAAGCCGACTTCAACGAACTCCGCGATGCGCTGCAAGCCGCGTTGCTCGCCGCACCCCTCGCTGAATCCTTACAGGGTGACACGGCAGGGGCATACGACGCGAAGAACGAGGTTGGCCTATCGCTGCGAGACTACGACCGCATCGAGGCAGAGGCAGCGCGCATGGATGCGCCGCAATGCCATGTGCCGGAGGACGTGCAGAAGTCCATCAAGTACCTGGGCTTGGTGAGCGGCCCTGGTTTCCTCCACGCAAAGGAGCTGCGCCCGCTGTATGACTGGCTGCAGAACGCCACCCCGCCCGCTACCGGCGCAGACGATGCGAGGGATGCGGCGCGGTATCGGATTGTGCGTCGAGGCCAGCATTGGAGCGTGGTCGATGGCATCGGTAACACATTGCGCGCCGAAGCACTGGACGCCTCCGCCGACGCCGCCCTACGCGTCAGCAAGGAGATAGCATGACCGGCGACCTCATGTGTCAGATCGAAGGGGAAGACCTGGTCATTCGCCTCCCAATCGGCGCACTGGCGAGCTCGGCGGAATGCTGGCTGCCTGATGCCTTGGGCATCGATCCGGAGACCTGCAGCCAGCCGATCAAGGTGACCGATCAGCGCGTGTGGGCGCAAGAGATCGCACGAACTTGACGGAAGAGGGTGAGACCGGCGAGACCCGCATCACCAAGATGTTTGACAAGGCGATGTTGCACGCCTGGGAATATGGCGCTGACGGGATCGAAGTCAAGGAGGGCAAGAGCAATGGCTGAACGCCTAAGCGTCTTTCGTGATCGAGTCGAACTCGTCCTGGGTGATCTTACCGTCGGCCAGCATCTCGGCCGCCTTGCGGTCGAACTGCTTCAGGAAGATCTCGTTCTCGAGCCGTTGAATGTCTTCGCAGATCTCGGAGATGTCGGAATCAGTTGCCTCGCGGGCTTGCTGGGGGAGAGATTTGATGTCCATGGCGTCTGTATCGGCACCGCGGGGCGCAACTTTAGGAGGGAGGTCAAATGAAAGCGATTCGCAACATTTTCGCGCGCCTGTCCGGCCATGCCCAGTCGGATCCGAGTTCGTTGCCGCCAACGCGCATGCCACGAATCCTGAAGGGCGTTGGCAAGATCAATGGCGACGGATGGAAAGACACAACGCGCATCGGTGAAATCGTGTACGTGTGGGATTTGGAGCATCCGAAGCCGTACATGCGTGGTCAGTACCCCCGTATCGGCAATGAGATCTGGTCGGCCAGCACCACGCAATACGATTTCACCGTCGTGCCCGAGAGCGAGTACCGTGAAGTTCTCGACAGCATCATCGAATCAGTGCGATTCGAGCGCAACGAGATCAAGGGCGAATGCGACCTCCTCAAGGCCGCCGCCGCTTCGCGAGCAGCACTCCATTCTCAAGCCCAGAAAGGGTTTGGTGGCAATTCGACCCATTCCGAGCAGCGCCCCGCGGCCAGGTCAGTGACGGCCGCCGTGGCCCGCCGACGCCGAGCTCCGCGAGCGCTGCCGATGACAGCTCCTCCATTCTGCTGCCGGCCGCAATGCTGTTTGCTTCCCGTGACGATTCTCCGGCGCCGGCCAGCTGCTCGCGCTGGGATGCCCCGGTCAGCGGCGGCGGATCCTTCGATGGCGGCGGCGCCTCGGGCAACTGGGATAGCGGATCCAGTTCGTCCTCGGACAGCTACTCCTCGTCGGACAGCAGTAGCTCGTCCAGCAGCTGCGATTGAATCGGAGACGTGATGGAAAAGACAGCGATCATTTCGGACTGCGGGACGTTCCGCTACCACCTGGCGCGCCGCTGGGGCGCTGGTCGGCCGATGATGTTCATCATGCTCAATCCGAGCACCGCGGACGCCGACATCGATGACCCTACTATCCGCAAGTGCATCGGGTTTGCTGAGCGCAACGGCTGCGAGGCGATCGAGGTCGTCAACCTGTTTGCCTACCGCGCCACGGATCCGCGCGAGTTGGCGCGTGCTGGTTATCTGGCCGGTCCGCTCAACTTGGAATATGTCACGCGCACTGCTAACCGTACGCAAGACGCTGCAGGCATCATCGTGTGCGCCTGGGGTGCCAACGCCCGCGGTTTGTACCAAGCGCTGGATATTCGCGCGCGCCTGACCACTATTGGCCATGAGCTGCACGCGCTGAAGCTTCTCGCCGACGGCACGCCTGCACACCCACTCATGCTGCCCTACAGCAGCAAGCTGGCTTGCATTTCCGGCGCACAAAGCAGGGAGGTGGCATGACCCCACGGATTGCGTTCACGATCATGGGGGAAGCCGCCAGCAAGGCCAACAGCCGCAAGATCGTCACGATCAGGCACCGGCCGGCCAGCATCAAGTCGGACAAGGCTCGAAAATTTGAGCGAGACGCCCTGCGCCAAATTCCGCCGGCGGCGCGCCAGATGCTGGAAGGGCCGGTGCGCGTGACCTTACACCTGTTCTATGCCAGCGAGCGGCCCGACCTGGATGAATCCGTGCTGCTTGACGTGATGCAGGCCCGGTACTCGGGGAAGGGAGACAAGCGGGCGCTGGTCCAGCGCGGCGTCTACGTCAATGACCGGCAAGTCAGGGAGAAGCACGTATTCCATTCCATCGACCGAGCCAATCCGCGCGCAGAAATCATCGTGGAGCCGTTGCAGGCGCAGCAGACCGGCTTGTTCGTCGGGGATGCTGCATGAGTAAAAAGGCACCGACCAAGGCCGAACTTGCCTACATGGGCCGGATTAAGAAGATGGCGTGTATCTGCTGCACGCTGCTGGACCGGCGGCAAGAATCGGCCACAGACGCGCACCACATCCGCACGGGTCAGGGTGGGGCGCAACGGGCCGGCAATCACCTCGTGATCCCGCTTTGCCACTTGGATTGTCACCAGGGCAAAAACGGGGTGCATGGCGACAAGACATACCTGCGGATCCTAAAGATGACGGAACTGGATCTGCTCGACGCAACGCTGGCGCAGCTCAACGGAGGCTGAAGCTGGCTGGCATTGACGGTTTTGCAACGGGGAACAAAGTGAAAGCACCGGGGAATCTTTCGCTCTGCCAAGCCGCTTCTGGGGCGCGTGCGCGCGCGCCGCAACCTGTGTCTCCTCCCACGATGTGGGCTTTGCCTGTCTCGAGGCAACTCGGCGGGCTTTTCTTTTCGAGGTGATGACGATGTACATATGGATTCTGGTCTCTGTGGTCATCGGCATCATGGTCTGTGTTTGGCTCGACGTGCGGCCTATGCCGCTGGGGCGCTGACGATGGCTGACAAGCTGAACATCAGTGGTAATGCATCCGCTGTCATACGTGACATTGACCGATTGATGAATCGCGACCTGCCGTTCGCCAGCGTCGTAGCGCTGACACAGACCGGGCGTCGGATTCGCGATGCCGAGCGCGTGGAGATCCAGCGCGCCTTTGATCGCCCGACTAGGTACACCATCAACAGCGTGTACCTGCAGCCTGCCACGCCTGCCAAGCCTGAGGCAGTAGTGGGTCTCAAGGCAGACACCAGCAAGGGCACGCCTGCTGTGAAGTACCTGGCGCCAGAGGTGTCAGGTGGTGCGCGGGGTTGGAAGCGTTTCGAGAAGGCGCTGCAGCGCATCGGCGCCATGCTGCCAGACGAATATGCAATCCCGGGGGCCGGGGCCAAGCTGGACGCGTACGGCAACATGAGCCGCGCCCAGATCATCCAGATCCTGAGTTACCTCCGGGCCTTCGGCGAGCAGGGGTATCGCGCCAATGCAACGGACAAGAGCCGCAAGCGGCGTGAGCAGGTAGGACGCAGCGCGAATGGGTTCAAGACCATCAACGGCGTGGCCTATTTCGTGGCCCGACGCGGGCATCGTATCGGCGCGCGCAGCTGGATGCACGGGCGCATGCAGAGCCTGCCGTCTGGCATCTACGCCAAGCGTGGCATCCACGGTAGCGACATCGTGCCAGTGATGGTGTTCGTACGCGCACCGGCTTACCAGCCACGCTTCCGCTTCTTTGAGGTGGCCGACCAGATCGCACGCACCGAGTTCGAGGGCGAACTGACCCGTGCCTTGGTCAAGTACTCGAGGGCCTTTCGATGACGACGACTCGACCAGCTTCGGGAAGTGCGGAGGTCGTGGCATACACGCCCGCCGCCTGCCCGGCAGTCGCACGGGTCTGGTGCGCCGCATCGAAAGTGATGAAAGGTACTCCTAGGAGGGGCCCTGTAAGGGTAATTCGAGCCTCGCGCGGTCTCTAGTCACGACACGATGCCAAGGGGGTTATGTGATTGATCTCGACGCGAAGATGAGGCAAGCGGAATTTGCTGGCCTGGTTGGCATCAGTCAACCGGCGGTCAGTGGCCTCGTCGCGCGCGGAATTTTGCTCGCCGGTATGACTGGCCGGCAGATGCTGATTGCCTATTGTGGCCATTTGCGCGAGACTGCCGCCGGCCGTACCTCTGAGGACAGCGACCTCGACCTTGTCGCGGAGCGCGCGCGCCTCGCGAAAGAGCAGGCCGACCGCATTGCCCTACAGAACGAGGTCACTCGGCGTGAGCTGGCGCCTGTGCACCTGATCGAGCAGGTGTTATCCCAGGCGGGTGCACGGGTTTCAGGCATTCTCGAAGCCATTCCCGGCATGATCAAGCGGCGGCTGCCGACCTTGTCTGCCGATGAGGTGGAGCTGATTACCCGGGAGGTCGCCAAGGCGCGCAACATCGCCGCGGCAGTGAGCTTGGGCGACCTCGGTATCGACGCGCCTGACGAAGAGGAGCCCGCCTGATGCTGGCGCCTCAGTATCGCCCCATCATTGCGCACCACCTCGGCCGGGGCCTGGCAGGGTTCGGCACGCCGGAGCCGATGACGCTTGAGGAGTGGGCGGCCGCCAACTTCTATCTGTCCGCCGAATCATCCTATGTCGAGCAGGCCTGGAGCGCCTGGCCGTTCCAGCGCGCCATCCTAGCTTGCATTGGCAACGACGCCATTCGCGAAGTCGACCTCCAGAAGTCCGCGCGGGTGGGCTACACGAAGATGATCCTCGCCGCGGTGGGCTACTTCGCCCACCATCGGCGCAGGAACCAGGCGCTCTGGCAGCCGGCCGACGACGACCGAGACGAGTTCGTAAAGACCGAACTGGAGCCGATGCTCCGCGACGTACAGGTAATGCGGGAGATCTTCCCGGCCTTCCTCGCCCGGCACAAGGACAACACGCTGCAGGCCAAGAAGTTCCTCGGCTCCATGCTGCACCTGCGCGGCGGTAAGGCGGCAAAGAACTACCGCCGGATTTCCGTCGACGTGGCTTATCTCGATGAGCTCGACGCCTTCGACAGCGATGTCGAGAAAGAAGGTGACCCGGTCACGCTGGCAGCCAAGCGGACCGAGGGCGCTACCTTCCCGAAGCTCGTGTGCGGCTCGACCCCTAAGCTCAAGGGTCTATCGCTGATCGAGCGTCGGGTCGAACTTGCTGATAAACGGTTCCGGTACCACATCGCTTGCCCGGAATGCGACACCTTCCACCCAATCACTTGGGGTGGCAAGGAGGAAGCGCACGGCTTCAAGTGGACAAGCGACGATCCGGAGACCGTGCGCCACCTGTGCCCGCACTGCGGCGCGCTGATCCAGCAGGCCGACTACCTCCGTGTGTGGGAGCAGGGCCGGTACCAGTCCGACGATGGCACCACCATCAGCCACGATGGTGTATTCCGCAATGCAAAGGGCAAGGTGGTGCGGCCACCGCGCCACGTCGCCTTTGTGGGCGTATGGACGGCGTATAGCCGGCCGTGGCCTGGGCGGATATCGTGCGCGAGTTCCTTGCGGCGAACGAGAAGGCGCAGACAGGCGACATGTCGAAGCTGAAGGCCTTCGTCAACACGACGCGGGGCGAGGCGTGGGAGCAGGAAGTCGAGCGCACAGACGTCGACGAGATCAAGCAGCGCGCCGAACCTTATGCACTGCGGTGGGTGCCCCTCGGGGGGCTTCTGTTGATCGCAGGCGTAGATACGCAGGATAACCGGCTGGAGGTAGTGGTGTGGGCCTATGGGCGCGGGTGCGAGAAATGGGTGGTTGATCACCAGGTGTTCTTCGGGAACCGGCGCAGGACAAGGTGTGGGACGACCTGACGGAGTATCTGTTCGACACCCCTTTCACCCACGAGTCCGGCGCCACGCTCTATATAGAAGGCGCCGCCATCGACTCTCGCGGTCACAATACGCATGCGGTCTATGCCTATGCCGCCAAATATGCCCGGCGCAAGGTGTTTGCCGTCGCTGGTCGTCCTGGCCGGGAGAAACACATCAAAGACGGCGTTGCCAAGGTGGACATCGACTGGCGCGGCCGCGTGAAGCGCAACGGCGTGCAGCTCTGGCACGTGGGCACGAACCACGCCAAGGATCTGATCTACAACCGGCTGCACATTCCCCGCCCGGGCCCCGGTTACATGCACTTCTCGCACGAGCTGTCAGACGAATTTTTCCGCCAGATGGCCGGCGAACAGCGCACTACGAAGATGACGGCCAGGGGCGAGGAGTCCAAATGGTCGGCCACCCGGAAGCGGGTCGAGGCCTGGGATTGCACGGTCTATGCCGTCTGGCTGGAGACCCACCTCGACCTGGCTCGCAAGGCGGCGAAGTACTGGGACCAGCTGGAGCAACGCCTTAGGGCACAGCCTGCCGGCTCATCGGCGCGCGCCGCGACGCCTTCGGAGCCGGCCGCGCCGGCAGCACCTCGACCACCCGCCAGAAGAACTGCCATTGCCTCGGACGACTGGAGCAGCCGCCTATGACCACCCCCAACGAAGACGCCTCGCAATCTGACGCCGCGATCGACCTCACCGGAGCACTGACGACAATCGTGCGGGAAGAGATCACCGCCGTAGAACACCTTGCCAGGCCGATCATTGAGGGGCTCGAGCGTGGCTGCGCCGGCTTCTGGGTGGGCAGGAGGTGTATATCCCGGCGCGGACCGGCGGGAGCGGGATGAGGCCATCCGCGCCGCCTTCAATGGCCGGAACCGCGACGAGGTTTGCCGGCGGTTTGGGATCAGCAAGACCACATTCTATGAGGTGATCAACCGGACCTGATCCAGCCAAAGTGCAGATTTTCCGCATTCTCCCCTAAAAACCGGACTCGATTTCCCATAGATTTGACGCCATGACGACCGCTACTGACATGCTCGCCAAGTACCTGACTGCCGAACAGGCAATTCTTGAAGGCAAGGAAGCCCGTATGGGCGACCGCGTGCTGCGTATGGAGGATCTGGCCGAGATCCGAAAGGGCCGCCAGGAGTGGGAGGCGCGCGTGGCCAATGAGCAAGCTCAGGCGGCCGGCGTGCCCGGCTCCGGCGGTATCCGCTTTCTCAATGCCAGACTGGACCGCTGACCATGAACCTTATCGACCAGATCGTCGCATACTTCGATCCGTCCGCCGGGCGCCGCCGGATGGTTGATCGCGCCGTTATTAAGGCGGAATATGAGGCGGCGCAGCCGAGCCGGCTACGCAAGTTCCGGCGCAATCGGTCCTCGCCCGACCAATTGGTGCGTCAGGGGGCAGCAGCTCTCCGTGCGCAGGCGCGCCACCTAGAGCGGAATCACGACATTTCGCGCGCATGCTGCGCACGCTGGTGAATAACGTGGTGGGCCTGGCGGGATAGGGGTTGAGCCCCAGCCGCGGCGCACCGACGGCAGTATCCACGAGCAATATGCTGCGGATCTGCGCGCGGCTTGGCGTGACTGGCAGAAGCTGCCGGAGGTCACGCAGGAGCACCACTGGGCCAAAGTCCAGCGCCTGGTGGCCAAGACCTGGTTTCGGGATGGCGAGGCGTTCTCACAGATGTTGCGCGGCTCGGTGCCATTCCTTCAGCATGGCAGCAAGGTGCCATTCTCGCTTGAGCTTTTCGAGCCTGATATGGTCCCGATGGACTATGAGGATCCGGCCGCCAACATCCGGCAGGGCATCCAGCGCAATGCCTGGGGGCGCCGCACGGGCTATTACGTATACAAAGCCTTCCCGGGCGATAGCGCGTTCCTTGCCCGCGCTTCCGACGTTAAGCGGATTCCAGCTGAAAACATGCTGCAAGTGGCGGCGATCGACCGTATCGGCCAGTTGCGTGGCGTGTCTGAGTTCGCAAGCGTGATCACCCGGATCGAGGATATTAAGGACTACGAGGAAAGCGAGCGCGTGGCCGCGAAGCTTGCTGCGCGGCTAACCGCCTATATCAAGAAGCTGTCGCCGGATGGGGTCAATCCGGACAGCATCCAGCGGGACGAGCAGGGCAACCCCATTCCGCGAGAAATCGCCTTTGACCCGGGGACCATCATCGACGGCCTGCAGGTGGGCGAGGAAATCGGCTTGGTCGACACCAAGCGGCCGAATCCAAACGTGCTCACTTTCCGGCAGGGGCAGCTCCGCGCGGCATCAGCCGGCATCGGAGCAAGCTACTCGAGCATCAGCCGGGACTATGATGGCACCTATTCGTCTCAGCGGCAGGAGCTGGTGGAGCAGTGGGTCAACTATGCTGTGCTGACCGACGAGTTCACTGGCATGTTCGTTCAGCCAGTATGGGAGGCCTTCGTTGCAATTGCCGACCTGTCCGGCGTCGTGCCCCGGCCCAGGGATGTCGCGCCGGATCTCGCGGACGATGCCATGTTCGTCGGGCAAGCCATGCCGTGGATCGACCCGATGAAGGAAGCGCTCGCCTGGCAGCTGCTGGCGCAGTGCGGCTTCGCATCCGAGGTCGAGGTCATGCGTAAGCGCGGCGTCAATCCGTACGACGTGCTGGAAAACATCACGAAGTTCAGGAAGGAAGCTGCCGACAAGGGTTGGTGCTGGCCTCAGATTTCGCCAACACGAAGGAAGGCGCGGCGTCTGCCGATGCTCCACCCGAGCCCGCCCCGTCAGGGCGTACACGCTCACGCGCGTCGGGGCAGATGGTCTGATACCTCCGGAAAGGGCCGCCCCGCGCGGCCATGAAAATATTCCGGTTTTACCCCTAAAACCGGAATCTCTTTTGCCACACTTGCTGCATACCAATGCACAGGTCTTGGCGATGAGCAAGTCTCCCCAGAAGTGGTACAGCATTCGCGCCCGCGCTGCCGCTGCGGCGGTCGCTGCCGGCGGCGTGGCCGCAAGCTCCGCCGAGATCTTCATCTACGGCGATATCGGGGAATCCTGGTGGGGTGAGTCCGTGACGGCCGCTGACTTCGTCAAGGAAGTAGCGGCTCTGAACGTCGACGCGCTTACCGTGCGCATCAACAGCTTCGGCGGCTCGGTCTCCGATGGCATCGCCATCTACAACGCGCTCAAGCGGCACCGCGCCGCGGTCACAGTCAGCATTGATGGCACCGCCATGAGCATCGCCAGCCTGATCGCTATGGCTGGCGACACCGTCGAGATGGCCGAAAACGCCATCCTGATGATCCACGCGCCGTGGGTCTACGCCTCGGGCAATGCCGTCGCGCTGCGCGAGGTCGCCGACTACCTCGATACCTGGTCGCAAGCCATGTCGAACAGCTATGCCGCCAAGACTGGTCGGCCCGCCGAGGAGATGCTGGCTCTGCTCACCGATGGCGTCGACCACTACTACACAGCCGAGCAGGCTCTGGCCGAAAAGTTCGTCGATACGGTCACCACGCGATGCCGATTGCGGCCTCCCACGACCTTTCTCGCTTCCGCGCCATCCCGGCGGCGGCAGCCGCTTTCAACTTGAAGGAGAAGCACATGCCTCATCCGAACCCGGCGGCCGCTGCACCAGCGCCCGCAACTCCGGCCGATCCTGCGGCCCAAGCCAGCCAGGCGGAAGCCGTTGCGCGCGGCGTGCAAGCCGAAGCTCAGCGCCGTACCGATATCCGCGCGCCTTTGCCAGCTTTGGCGCCCGCGAAGGCGTCGCCGATCTGCTGGCTGCCTGCGAGGCCGACACCCAATGCAGCGTGCAGGGCGCCCGCGAGAAGTTGCTGGCACACCTCGGCAAGGAAGGCACGCCAGTGGCCGGCAACATCGTCACGGTCGAGGATGAGCAGGACAAATTCCGGGCGGCCGCGACGGAATCCATTCTGGCACGCGCCGCCGCGCGTGACGACAAGGGTGCGCCGGTGCGCGCCAATGCTGCCAACCCGCTGCGCGGTTACAAGCTGCTGGACCTGGCCCGCGCCTGCCTGGTGCGTGCTGGTGTCAAGGTGGACGGCATGGGTCAAATGGAAATCGTGGCGGCTGCCTTCACGCAGTCGACCAGCGATTTCCCGATCCTGCTCGAAAACACCATGCACAAGACGCTGCAGCAGGCGTATGCGGTTGCTCCCGATACCTGGTCGCGCTTCTGCGCCATCGGCAGCGTGTCGGACTTCCGCGCACACCCGCGCTACCGCGTCGGCAGCCTCGGCAACCTCGACGTGATCAACGAACTGGGCGAGTTCAAGAACAAGACCATTCCCGATGGCGAGAAGGCCAGCATCACGGCCGGCACCCGCGGCAACATCATCAATCTGAGCCGCCAGATGATCATCAACGATGATCTCGGAGCGTTCATCACCGTCGCCAGCATGCTTGGCCGCGCCGCCAAGCGCACCATCGAAGCGGCCGTGTATGCCCGCCTCGCCGAAAACTCCGCGCCGGCCCGACGCTGGAAGACGGCCTGGCCCTATTCCATGCCAACCACGGAAACATCGCTGGCACGCCGGCGGCGCCCGCAGTGGCGTCGTTCGAAGCTGGCCGGGTGCAGATGGCGCAGCAGAAGGATGTCGGCGGCAATGACTATCTGGACCTGCGTCCCGCCATCTGGCTGGGCCCGATCGGCATCGGTGGCACCGCGCGTGTGACCAACGACGCGCAGTACGACCCGGACACGGCCAACAAGCTGCAAAAGCCGAACCTCGTGCGCGGCCTGGTGAGCGACATCGTTGACACCCCACGCCTGTCCGGCACCGCCTGGTACTTCTTCGCAGATCCGGCCGAGGCTCCGGCGCTGGAAGTCGCGTTCCTTGACGGCGCGCAGGACCCGTATCTGGAGCTGCAGAACGGCTTCGACGTGGATGGCGCTCGCTACAAGGTCCGCATCGACTTCGGTGTAGCGGGCATCGATTACCGCGGCGCGCATAAGAACGCTGGCGCGTAAGCGGCCGATTCCACCCACTGACTTCGAAAGGATCGGATCATGAAGAACTTCATTCAGTACGGCGAGACCCTGACGCTGACCCCGGCTGCGACGTGGCGGCCGGTACCGGGTACCTATTCGGTGCTGGCCTGTTCGGTGTCGCGGTCAACGATGCCAAGAACGGTGTGGCGAACGAGTTCCGCACCGAGGGCGTGATCGAGATCGCCAAGACTTCGGCCTTGGCTATCAGCGTGGGTGACCGCGTGTTCTGGGATGCGACCAACAAGGTGGTCAACAAGACCACCACCGCCCAGCAATGCGTGGGAGTGGCGGTCGAGGCAGCGGCGAACCCGAGCGCGACCGTCAAAATCAAGCTCGGCGCTTACCTGCCGGCGGCCACCTGACCGGCTGCGAAGCCATGGCCTTGCCGTACTCCCTTGATCAGCGCGTTGCCCGGTCGGTCATTCGCCGCCTGGCGAATGCGAGCCTGCGCGCCGGCAGCGTCGTCTTCGACGCCGTCATCGAACGCCGGCCGCGCACCACTGGGGAGTACGGCGACCGTACTGAGGTCGGCACGCGGATCACCGTGCTGCGCGAGGACATTGCGTCTCTGCCGCGTGGCACCACAATCGTCTACGAAGGTACTCCGGAAGAGCTCGGAGCGCTGGCCTTGGTGACTTACACCATTGACGAACGCGACGAGGATGACACCTTCGTAGCCGCCTACTGGGTCAACAAGGCATGAGCAAGGCCCTCGACATCCTCGTGGCGCTCAAGGAGCGGCTTCAATCGATTCGTACGGCCGATGGCTACGCTACCGACATCGGCGCGAGCGTCTATCTCGGCCGGGAGTTCGGTAACGACGAGCAGGATCCGGTGCCGTTGGTCTCGCTGCACGATGGCTCCGGCGAGAGCAAGGACGCCATGCGGCCACACGCCGGCACCAACACCTGGGCGCGCTCGTTCGTGATCGAAGGCTTTGACACCTGCGACCCGGACAACCCCCTGATCAAGGCGCACGCCATGATCGCGGATATCAAGCGTGCCGTGTTCAATGATGGCGGCCTTGGTGGTCGCGTCATGAACCTGCGCATTGTCGGCGACCGGGCGATGCCCCGTGGCGCAGGCACCAAGACGGTTTGCGCCCAGGTGCTGGGCGTCGTTGAGTATTTGGAACAACCCACGGCCCCGTAACGGCCATATCTGGAGAGCAACATGGACTATTTTTCGGGGCAGGGAAAGCTGTTCTTCGGGCAGCGTGACACCTCCGGCAATCCGAAGGCCCTGCGCTGGGTCGGCGACGCCGCTGATGTCTCGTTCTCGGCAGAGCCCGATGTGCTGGAGGCCAAGGAGAACTATTCCGGCAATCGCCAGACGGTCGTGCGCATCACGCGCGAGCTCAAGATGAGCTTCAAGGCTTCGCTGCGCCAGATCAGCACCGAAAACATCCAGCTGCTCACGCAGGGCGACGTAGTGGCCCAATCGTCCGGATCTATCACCAACGAGATCATCTCGCCGACCACCGGCACCCTCGCCGTCGGCAATGTGTTCATCTTGGGCGCGCAAGATCTGTCGGCCGTCACCATCAAGGACAGCTCCGGCACGCCGAAAACTCTGACGGCTGGCACGAACTACGACCTGGACGCGAAATCCGGCCAGGTCGAGATTCTGGACGCGACGACCGGCGGCCCGTACACAATGCCTCTGAAGGCCGACTACACGAAGGCCGCTCTGAGCCGCGTGAAGATGTACACCGCCGCCAACGTCGAATACTGGGTGCGCTTCGTCGGGCTCAATACCGCAGTGTCTGGGTTCCCCAAGGTGGTGCTCGATATCTACCGCACCCGCCTGGATCCTGCCAAGGACTTCTCGATGATCAGCGACGACCTCAACACCTTCGAGTTGGCTGGGTCGTGCTTGAGCGACCAAACCAAGACTGCGGCCAGCGACTATGGTCAGTTCGGTCGTTTGGTCCAGCTGACGTAAGCCATGAACGCGCCCGCACCCGTCGCCGAACTGACGCTGCTTGCCGGTGGCCCCTCGATCGAGAGGGTCTTCGGCGAGCGCCCGGTTCGGATTACCCCCCTCAAGGTGAAGGAATTCGGCCCCATGCTGTCGGCTCTGGAGCCCGTCTTCACCGAAATCGGCGTGCTGCCGGATGCAATGGTGGCCGGCGACATCGTGCACCTATTCACGCGCCACGCAGAGGCTTTGCTAACCGCCATCTGCATCGGTGCGCGCGTGGAGCGGGCTTGGTTGGACGAGCAGGAACTGGATGTACCGGTCAATCTGTTCGCCGACGTGCTTTGCGTGAACCGAGATTTTTTCGAGCTACGTCTGAAGCCAGTAGCCAGCCAGCTTCAGGCGATGTTCCCGGGTGGTTCGACATCGCCCAACAACTCGTCGGGGCCGGCCACAGCCTAAACGAAGTGCTGGGCTACACCATGGCCCAGCTACGGGGCTTCTCGGATGCTATAGCCCGGCAGGCGCAGGAGCGCAGCCGAGAGCAGCTCCTGATCGCGCGTGGCGGCCAGGCCGACGAGAAGGGCTGGAAACAACTTTGGAAGGCATTCAGCGCACCACTTCAACGCCATGGCCGAACGTGAAATCAGCTACCGGATCACTCTCGCAAACGAGCGGGCCCTAGCCGCTCTGCGCGATTTTGCGTCCGCGCTGAAGAAGACCGACGATGCCGGCAAGAATCTCACTGGCGTGCAGTCAGGTCTGCAGGGTGTGCAGACGTCCGCCCGTTCAACGGCTGTCGAACTGGCGAAGGTCGGCGATGAGGTCCGGTCCATCGGACAGAGTGTGGCGGGGCTGAAGAGCATCGGCACCGTTGCTGCTGGCATATTCATCATTGGCCAGGCGCTGCAGGGCGTGAAGGCTGCCTTGACTGGCCTACCGGAAGCGGGCATCAAGTTCTCGGCCAGCATGGAGACTGCTGAGCTCGGGATGGCCGGCATCCTCTCCTCGATGATCACGATCGATGGGAGGGCGGTCAGCCTGAACCAAGCGTTGGGCATCTCGCGCAAGATCATCGCTGACCTGAACAACGACGCGCTGGCCACCGCGGCCAACAGCGAGGAGCTTGTTCGGACCTTCCAGGCGATCCTTGGTCCGGCGCTGGCCGCCAAGCTGACGCTCGAGCAGGTGCGGCAGTTGACTGTGACCGGTGTCAATGCGGTCAAGTCCCTGGGCTTGAACTCGAACCAGGTGATTCAGGAGCTGCGGGATCTGGTGCAGGGCGGCATTACGCCGTCGGGCTCCACCTTGGCGACCGCGCTGGGAATCAAGGACGAGGATATCAAGCGCGCCAAGGCTTCGAGCGAAGGCCTGTTCAAGTTCCTGATGGACCGGCTGCAGGGCTTCGAGGCCGCGTCCGCGCGCTTCGGCGATACTTTTGACGGCCGGCTTTCCAGCCTGAAGGAAGGAGCGACGCGGGCGGCGGCTGAGGGCTTCAAGCCACTGTTCGATGCCATCAAGGAAGGGCTGGGCGAGGCGGCAGACGCTTTCGTGACGGTCGAGCGCGAGGGCGACAAGGTCAAGTCGATCCAGCTCAATCCGCAGACGGTCCAAGTGATGCGTGGCTTCGCGGACACCCTAGTTGACCTCGGGCAGGTCCTCCGCCGGGTGGCAGGATTCCTGTTCGAACACCGGGATGCTGTGGTGGCGCTGGGCCAGGCGTACGCCGCCCTCGTAGTGTTTCGGGTGGTCCGAGGCGTGCTGGAAGGCGTTGCCGCCGCCATCACCGCGGCGACCAGTGCGACTCTCGGCGGCGATGCCGCCACTCGGGCTGCTACCGCTGCCACCCTGGCGGATCTGCGGGCGAAGGTGGCGCATGCGGATGCCATTCGGATTCACACCGGCTTGCTGCTTGCCGAAGCCGAGGCCGCGGTGGCGGCCGCTGCCGGCATGCAGCGCCTGACGCTGGCACAGACTGTGCTGGTACCTGCCCAGCAGCGTGCCGCAGCGGCAGCTTCTGCGCATGCTGCAGCCCAAGCAGCCCTCGCGACCGCCATGGGGCCGACCGGGGCCGCTGGTGTGCTCTCGCGCGTCTCTGGTCTGCTGGGTGGGCCGATTGGGATCATCGCTTTGCTGATTACTGGGGTTGCCGCATGGGCGTCCTTTGGAAACTCGGCGAAACGTCCCTCAATGGCATCGACGTGTCGGTGCAGACCACTCGTGACAAGATCGCCCGCCTCAAGCGGGAACTGAAGTTCGGCGCCGGAGACATTGGCGAGAACAAGGCAGCACAGGATGCACTGCGCAACCGGATTGCTCTCCTCGAGGGAGGGGCGCAGCAGCCGGGCCCGAGCGGCATGCGGCCATTCATCCTGAGCAACGGCGAAAAGCTCTCTCGTGGCTCGCGCGATCGAGAGCTGAACCAGGCGCGGCAGCAGTTGGCGGCCCTCGAGGAGCTGGGAAAGCTGCAACAGCAGGCAGTGGACAAGCAGACCGCTGAGCAAGAAGCCGCCACCGGCAAGGTCGGTCTGAAGAACAGCGATGCCTTGCAGGATTTCACCGACCTGGTCAAGAAGCACCGCAGCACGTCTCAGAAGGCGGCAGATGACATCAAAGAGATCAACTCCGCATTCGCCAAGGCAGTGTCGGAGACGCCTGAGCTCCAGAAGGACAACCCGAAGTTCGATCCGAAGCGCTTAGCGGAAGTCACCAAGGCCCGCAACGATGCCATCGCGGAGGCGCGCAGACAGGGTGCTGGCGGCTCAGGGCTCGGTACGCAGAACGCCGCGGCCAAGGCCGATTTCGATCAGTTGAAGGCTACGCTCGATCAGGAGCTGACGCTCAAGAAGGACGCCTGGCGTTTGACCAGGCTGAGAACGATCGTGCCTACAAGGACAGCTTGGTTGGTATCCAGGCTTACTACGACCAGCGCCTGCGGATCGTCACCGACGGCATAAATGCGGAGCAGGCGCGCAATCGCAAGCTGATCGAGGAACTTCAGGCCGAGCAGGGCGTTTGGGCGGCCAGAATCCAAGGAACGCGAATGAGCGGGTCCAGATCGCTACCCAGAACAAGAAGATCGAGACGGACATCCAGCAGCTGAACACGCGCAATCTCAAGCTGGAGCAGGACCGCACCCAAGCGATTCGAGAAGCGAACTCCGAGCGAGACCGGGCCAAGCGGCTGTTAGAGACGCAGGCAACGGGCATCCAGACAGACGTAGCGGCCGCCACCGGTACCCTCACTCGTGAGCAGATCGAGAAAAACGTGCGGGCGCAAAACCGGGATTTGCTGGAAACCTCGAACGCTAACCCGAAACTGCTGCCGCCGGAGATAGTCGAGCAAAAGATTCGTCTAGAGGTAGACCAAGCTGACTACCAGCGCATCAAGAGTCAAATTGACCAGATCATGGCCAATCTGCAGCGCGCTGGTCAGATGCTGCAATTCCAGGGGTTCGAAGGGCCGGCGCTGGAGCAGCGCTTTCGACCCATCAAAGAGCAGGCGCTTCCAGATTTGCAACGTCTGAGCGCCGAGCTGGACTCGCTCGCCGCCTCTTCACCATCGATCACGATCAAAACAAATGCTGCCGACGCCAAGACACAGATTGGCGAGCTGCAGAAGGAAACGATCAATCTCCAGAACGTCGCCGAGAACGCGACTGTCTCTGGGTTTGGGACCATGTTTAACGATGTTGTCACGGGGGCGAAGAGTGCGGGCCGTGCGGTGAGCGACTTTGCCAAGGGGGTGCTTAGCTCAATGCTGAATGCGATTGGCCAGAAGCTTGGGCAGAAGCTCTTCACCTCCCTGTTCAGTGGCGGTGGAGGCGGAGGCGGTGGGGGGTTCTTCAGCTTTCTCGGGGTGCAGGAGAAAGCTGACGGGGGCTACATCCGCGGAGCGGGCACCACCACGAGCGACAGCATTCCTGCTCTGCTTTCGGACAAGGAATACGTCGTGCGGGCGTCGGCCGTACGTGACGTCGGTGTTGGATTCCTGAACTGGGTGAACCGCGGTGGCGCCGCAGTGCGTTCCGCGGCAACGCAATTCCGGGGCGCAGTCCATCCGGCCGCGTTCGCGCGTTCGAGCTCAGTCGCACGCTTTGCCGGCGGCGGGCTGGTTTCTGCGGCGGCTGCATCTGGCGCGCCGCACCTGCAGCCGGCGCCGACGAGTTTGCAATTGCAGATCCCGGACAACGCTTTGCACTGGACGCTGCAGGATTGGCTCGGCAGCGAACTCGCGCGGATGGCGGCCACCCGATGAGCCTGCGCATCCTCTCCAACCTTCTGCACGCCGACGCGACGGCAATCCTTGTATTCGATGGCCCGCCGAACGTGGCTGTCGGTTGGTCGGTCGTTGGTGGCTCGGGGACAATTACGCCGCTGTCCGGCCGGACAGACGCACAGGGAAGGGCGTGGGCGAAGTTCGACCCGATCGGCATTGGCGGTACCGCGACAGTCGAGGTCGAACATGGCACTTGAGTTGCTCGCGGGCCCTTTTGCTGCAGTGGCGGACGGGGTCACCCTTACGGATCTTTCGACCGGCGACGCGGCATTCTTTGACGACGATATCGGACTCTATACCTACAGCGGTTTCAAGAACGGCTTGGTGGTAACGCAACTCGACGGCAATACCTACCGTCGTGCGGCCCAAGCGCGCGCGAATGTCTTTGCGTTGGACCTGCAGAACCCAGGGGAATATCTCGTCCACGAATCCCTACAGGAGAGGGACTTATATCTGTTCAACAAGCGCGCCGGCGTCTTCGGCGAGCTTGTAGTCAGCAACGCTGATCTGAATTACGTAAGAGGCGTGCAGGTGCGCGCGCGGACCGCTATATGCGAGTGCAAGGCACGAATGTGCAATGGAAGCCATTGACTCTCGTCGGAGAGTGGACGTACGAAGCGAGCATAAGCACTACCAGTACCGGCGATCCGGTAATTTCTCGAACCAAAGACACTAATGTGTTGGCGCTCGCGTATCCGAACGGAGAGGTCGTGTACTACGACTGGGTGAAGAAAGCGCAGGTAGGGGGAGTTGCATATCTCGGCGTCAATCAGGGTGCTTGGTATAGCCCGCGGCACGACATCTTCGTCGCCTTGGCGAGTCAGCAGGTGAAGGTGTTTGCCAATGCGCCACGCCCGGCGACGCTATCCGCTCCGGTAGCAGTCACGCCAGTGGCGAAGGGCCGTGCGAGCTCGATCAAGACGCGGCTTCTTGGATCAAACAGCGAACCGTGCGTGGGGGAAGTTGTCGATTGGGTGCTGAGCGGACCGGGGCAGCTGACAGCTGCGCAGAGCGTTACCGATTCGGATGGTTGGGCTTGGACCACCTACGATGCTCCCCATGCGGCGGGCGGCGCGCCAGTGATCAGTGCCGAGGTGAGGTTCTGATGTTCCGCCAGATCTTCGAATCCGCGCCCCTGCCATATCGCACCCCTGCTGAGTGGAATGGGATTCCCAGCGGGGATGGCGTGGGCGGGCTCTACAACGAGTACCTGATCACGCCACCGCGGATTTATGCCGAGGAGATGTACACGATCGATGGCCTGTTCGTTGCACAGGAGAAGTCGGCTACAGCGGACGCAGTGGTCTACGTGGTTGGGACAGTCAACAAGATCTATTGGCCGGGCTGGGAGCGGCTCTGGTGGAAATTCAACGCCATCACCGGTGAGTTCATTGAGCGTGGCCATCCGTCGGCTGGCTACTACGACTATGACGTCTTCCAGGCGCGCGACGGATCCCTCTGGCAGTTCTCGGTGCTCGGTCAGTTTTTCGAGGTAGATCCCATCAATTTCGCCGAGATCACTGGTACGCGGCGCTCTGCATCGGAGTTTGGCGCTATCGAGGTGAAGATTCCGTTGATCGACCGGCCGAGGAATCTTGCAGTTCTCTTCACCAACAACGAGTCGCGACAGGTCGGTGTGTACAACTGGACCACTGGCGCTCTCATCCGGCGCATCAATGTGGCTGGGACGCCGATAGATATCGTGCCGGAGGATGAGCGGCGTTGCTATGTAGCGACGGCCGAAGGCCTGCTGAACCTGATCGACTACACGACGGGCGAGGTGTTCCATACCATGCGGTCGCCGGTGCCGACTTCCGGGATGGTTCGCTTCGGGTGGGATCGGATCTATCGGAGGCTGCTGGCCGTCGAGCAAGTTTCCAGCGCAACTGACGGCGCGTCCCTGACTCGCATTCGCGGGTGGTACCCGGTTCCCAAGGCCACGCATCTCACGAAGCCAATTCCGCTCATTGCCCCCAGGAAAGGACGCCAAGTGCCGGTCCTGCTGAGGGTAGTGGGCGATGCGGGAGAGCCGATCGCCGGTGCTGGACTGACTCTCACGGCGGAAGGGGATGGCTCGATTGTCCAGTACCCGGCAGGCTCTGACGTCCACGGTGATGTCCGGGCGCTTGTGATGTGCAACGACACCGGCACGGTGACGGTCAACGCAACGGCTACTGTGGAGGACGGTCTGTGACCACGCTGACAAGTTTTGCAAGCTTCACCGTGGGCGACGCGCCAACAGGCACTGAGCAGGTGACGATCGTCATTCTGCCAGCCGTGGGCCTGGGCGGGGGGAAGGGGCGCCTGATCCATCCAACACTGGGCACCTATGACTACGCACGGGCGCCGGACCAGTGGACGAACATGGACGGGGACGCGATCATCGCGCCGACTTGGTCCAGTACACGCACGCTTGGTGGCGCTGCCAATACCCTTTGGCAGGGCAAGCTGCGCGACGTCGAAGTGGTCGAGCGCTGGAATGCCGATGGTGGACTCTCCATGACGGTTGACCAGCTGCGCATGCTTGTTGCGCACTGGTCGAATCCGCCTGATCCGGCGGTGTCTCGGGTGGCGTGGTACCCAAGCTACGTCAATGCCAACGGGTACGAGGTTGCCCTGGTTTCGCTCACATCAGGGGGGGGCGATGGCATTGCGCTGAATCATGTGATCTTCAATGAGGCAGGCTACGTCAATTTTGACGTTGAGCTGCGCCTGCGCATCTTGGGGAGGCTGTAATGGACGGGCGCTGGATTCCAACTGACAAGGACGCGCTTCGCGTAGCGGCTTTATACCTGCATCCGTCGGCGTCCATTCGAGATGTGCGCATTGGAAGTGCAACGGACGGATTTGATCTTTCTGACTTTGTTTCCGATACGTTCCGCCAGTCGCCGCGAGAGCTGACCGTGTCTCTCAACTGGCATGTGGAGCTCTACGGCTCCACCCAGCCGAAGGCCGGCCAGGTCGTTGAAGTTCGACTCGATGGTCAGATCCTATGGCTCGGCATCATCGAGTCGGTGAATGACTATCGAATTGAGCGTGGCACGCGGCGCCTATCCGTGACGGCGCGTAGTCCTGATGCCACGCCAGCATGGCGCAGCGTTCGGCGCGTGACTGACTTTTTCCCGGTTGCGACTCCGCTAACGGAGATCGTGCGGAGGATCGCCAGGGCCGTCGGTCTCAATGATGACGAGATTGTTCTGCCACCGTCCCCGGTGACGACGATGCACAGCAACACCCAGCTCGCAGACCTGACGGCCTGGGACATGATCGAGCAACTGTTACTCCCACTGGGGTTGTCGCCGCGATTCGATTGCCTGGGCCGGCTTGTAACCCAATCGCGCGAGCTTGGCCGGGCAGCGGACCTCGTCCTGGACGATGCACGAATCGTCAATGTGAGCGGTGCGCGTTCCGTGCCAGCACTGTCGAGCGTGCGCCTCAAGTGGCTGGATCCGCAGCTCACGAAGGTTGCACAGCAGGACAGCAAGCTGGCGGATGCCACTATCACCGCCGGCTTTTTCCAGTTGCACCAGCGAAAGAGCATCACATTCTCGGATGATGCAACGCAGCGTGCCGAGAACACGCGGCTGGTGATCAAGCAGTCCGCGAACGGCGGCCTGCTGCCAGTCTGCGATGAGGAATACCGACAGCTCACGACAACGAGCGGGGAGATCTTGCTGACGACAGTAGCTTGGGCGCCCACCTTGGTTGGTCTGATTCTCGCACTGAAGGTGTACAGCGCTCTGCCGGATGTTGCACCGCCCTTCGGGGGTCCTACAACGCCCACCGGGAAGATTGTGCACGGCGCAGCCGAGCTGGTGGTGCTCCTGATCATGGCGTCGATTGGTACTGGTATCTACGAAGTCTGGGGCACGCCCTACGACTTCGTGCACGGCCGCAACACCACGGAAGCGAAGAATGGTGCGGCGTCGATCTGGACAGAGAACATCGAGGACATCGAGAACGACCTGATAGTCAACGAGGCGCATGCCCAGACTGTAGTGGTGCGCGAGTTGGCGTATCGGGCTCGGAGTGCCACGTCCTGGGGTTCGTCAATCGTCGATGACCCGCGCGTGAACCCGGCGACATTCTGCAGTTTCCTGACGGCACCCGCTTCTACGTGACCGACTACACCCGCAATCTGGCCCGCAATGCGCCGCAGTGCTCGACCTTCAGGGATTCGTCGCATGAGTATCCTCACGAACCTCGTATCGGCGCAGATTCGCGACGCCAAGACGGAACTGGACGGGAAGATCCTGACCCGGCCAGCGCTGCTGGTGACTGACGGCCTGAACACGATCTATGCCGTTGATGTCGACATTGGGGAGAAGGATCCGCTCCGCAATGTGCCGATTGCGCGTGGCAACGACGAGTTGCTCTATGCAGATACCGGGAACGCATGCCGCTGCGCCGCACGGCAACGGGCCAGTACGAGGTGTTTGGCTTCTCGAAGGAGCTGCCCGGCACCTACACGCTCGTGAGTGTGAACCTTGACGACCTGTCGGTCGGATCCATCACGGACCTCACGATTGAAGGCCGCCCGCTGACCTACGGGGAGTTGGCGACTTACGGTGGTTATGGCGCAATTGCATACGGTTCCTCGGCTATTTTCCGGGGTGGTGTCTTCCAGGAGATTCGCTAAGTGAGCATCGATCTCGCAACACTAGACTTCGGCGATACCAACTATCTCGCCAAGCACAACGGCAACTACTCGGTCATCAAGAATGCGGTTGACGCACTGCAGGCTGCCACGCAGGGTGGCGCGTCCAGCGCCGCTACCGCCGTCACAGCGTTTGAAGGCATGTTCGGATCAGCGGCTCTAATTGGCTCCGGCAGCTTCGCTCCGTCGACAAGCGGATCAGACCTGACGATGCAGCCGGGCTATACGTGGCGCAGCTCGCTCTCGAAGGTGCTGCAGCTCGTGAGCGCGGCCACCTTGAGCTTCTCCGGCAAGTCAGCTGCCACCTACTACGTGGAGGTCGACGCCGGTGGCCAGCCGAATGTAGTCACGACCACTGCAGAGCCTATCTACTCCGTGGTCTGGACCGGCTCAGCGTTCGGCGCCATCACCCGCGTGGCACCGGTGTTCCCGAATGCAGCGGACTTTCTGGCCTCTTTGGTCAGCACCGCCCTGGGGACAACCTACAACTCCCTCGATGAGCGCCTGGAAGCGGGTGAGACGAAGGCATTTCTCGGCGAGCTGGCGCGCAGCTTTCAGACCGGGCGCCTCAGCAAGGATGTCTCTGGTGGAGCCGATGTGACGCTGACTGCGGCAGAGGCGAACAATCAGGTTCTGAACCTGACCGGCACGCTTACCGCCAACATCAACGTTATCGTCCCGCTCGGCACAAATCCGAGGGCGTGGATCGTCACCAATAACACCACCGGGAGCTTCACGGCGACCATCAAGGGGGCCACCGGAACGGGTGTGGCAGTGGCGCAAGGAGGTGTTCCCGCCCAGTTGTATCAGGACGGTACCAATGTGAAGGCGGCGGCGAACGTCGGCGCCACGACTTTCACGGGCTTGAGCGATGCGCCCGCGAGCTATGCGGGGAAAGCCGGAAAGGCCGTGCGCGTGAAGTCCGACGAGACTGGCCTTGAATTCTTCGATCCCCCATACGACGTGGGTGGTACCTACAACGGAGCGCCGGCGGCAAGCGCGGTGCTAATTCGCTTCCCATTCCCGCGCCAGGTCATTTTTCCTTCTGGTCTGACAAGCAGCCGGGGAACAGCAGGAACCGCCGCTACGGCACAAACGGACTTCGATATCCAGAAGAACGGAAGCTCGGTGGGGACGATGCGCTTCGCTGCAGGCTCAGCCACGGCCACGTTCCTCATGGGGTCGCAGACGACCTTCGCTGCTGGAGACGTTGTCAAGGTAGTTGCACCGGCGACGCCTGATGCGACGCTTGCAGACATCGGGTTTTCGCTGGCAGGAACACGGTAAGGGGGACGAGATGACGCTGCTCTTCATGGATGGGTTTGACCACTACGCGACTGCTGACCAAGGAAAAAAGTGGACCCTAGTTACGGGGAACACGATCAACGCAGCCGCCGGCCGGCGAGGCGGTGGTGCTGGCAGCTTCGCCGCTGTCACGGGGTACTTCAGGAAGGATCTGGGGGTGCAGATGGCGACTGCAATTGCAGGGTTCGCCATGAAATACGCGTCGGTTACTGGGTCAAACAACTATTTCTTCAACTTCTTTGACACAGTTGGAGGCAACGCGCAGCTATATCTCAGGCTGAACACCTCAACCAACAAGATTGAACTCGTGAAACCTGGCGGGTCGCTTCTTGGCACATCGGCTAACGCTCTGCCGACGGACGTCTTCAACTACATAGAAATCAAGGCGACCATTCATCCTTCTGCCGGGTCAGTCATCGTAAAGGTCAACGGGAACACGGAGATCAACATCTCGGGTGCGAATACCCGGTCCACGGCAAATTCATGGGTGGACTCTGTCATGCTCGGCGACAACGGCGGAAGCCTGAGCGGGACGGTGGACGATTTCTACATCTGCGACACGGTCGGGTCGATCGCTAATGACTTCCTTGGCGACATTCGCATTGATACTCTGTATCCGACTTCTGACGGGGCGAATCAGGCATGGACGCCCAGCTCGGGCACAACGCACTACACCCTCGTCGACGATCCAACACCAAACACCACCGATTACGTGTCCAGCGATGTCGTGGGGGCGAAAGATACCTACGGCATGTCTGACATTACGCATACCCCGAGCGCGATCTTCGGCGCCCAAGTGTGTGTCGCTTCGCTGAAGAACGACGCTGGAGCGCGATCAATGAAGGTGGTCACTCGATCAGGTGGGTCCGATTACTCTGGGCCAGCGACCTCGCTCAGCACTTCGCAGAACTACGTTTTGCGTCTTCATGAGGCGGATCCAGCGACAAGCGCCGCATGGACAAAGACCAACCTGAATGCGGCGGAGTTCGGGGCAGAGGTGGCTTGATATGACCGTCGCCAATACGTCCCAGGTAGTCGTGGAGGTGGTGAGCACCACGATTCCGCAGGCTCAGGTCACGCAGATCGTGGTCGAGGTGATTTCTCTTAGCCCAGTGGCGACTGTTTCCCAGCAGCCGGTGGTGATCATTTGTACATGACCAATTAGTGACGTACCGCTTGTGAGCGGCTTTTAGACGGGGATCAACACCATGAACGAAGAGAACTTTCAGGCGTTGGTAGAACGGGTCAACACGATCGAGTCAGAGCTGAAGCTCAACACCGAGGCGACCGCCCGAGTCGAGGCGAACACCTCTGACATCGTCGAGGCATTCCAGGCAGCCGCCGGCGCATTCAGGGCGCTGGAGTGGCTCGGCAAGGCCGTGCGGCCGGTCGGGTACATCGCCGCTGCCGTCTCGGGCATTGTTGCGGCCTGGTCTGGGGTCAAGGGGATCTGGAAATGACCCCGGCCCTGCGCAATCGGCTGGTGGCCGCCGGCATCGCGGCCGCCGTGCCCCTGGTGGCGGGATTTGAAGGCCTCCGGCAGAAGGCCTATCTGGATCCGGTTGGCATTCCCACGGCGTGCTTTGGCACCACAGCGGGCGTGCGCATGGGCCAGGCCTACACACTCGAGCAGTGCGAGAACCTGCTTGCCGCAGAGCTGCTGCAGGCGGCCGGCGCCGTCAGCCGGTGCGTCACGGTGCCGTTGAACTCCAACCAGCGCACTGCCTACACCAGCTTCGTTTACAACGTCGGCCCGCAGAATTTCTGCGGCTCGACGCTCGTGCGCAAGCTGAATGGTGGGGACTATGCAGGCGCCTGTAACGAGCTGCCGCGGTGGAAGTACGCCAAGGGCGTGCCGTTGCCCGGGCTGGCCAAGCGGCGAGACGCGGAGCGCGAGCTATGCCTGACGGGGGTGTCATGA